AGCTCGGAATCGAATTTGCCATTGCCGGTACCTCGAAAAGTGCCATTCAAGTCCAGACCGTAAGATGGCGAGCTATCCTGTATTCCTATCCTGCCATTTTGATGGTCAATATAAAGCTGGTCGGTATCGTCGTCAGTGGCCCAAATGTGAATCGGGTGTTGAACGCCATCACCAAAAGAACCTGCTCTGAACTGGTATCGCTGGGCAGCTTGACTGAACCCGAACATTACATCTTCACGGTTACTTACGTCGTCCGGCGAGCCGACCGCATAAAAACTTACATAACAATCTTGAGTACTGGGCACAGTTGTATCACCTGAATAGAGTTGAAAAGATGAGGGTGCGGCAATGTAAGCTCCCGCAGCATTAACCGGAGCTAATGTAAAATATCCTCCTCTGCCGGAGAGTTTATAATTAGTAGTTGGATGAGTTATTATAAGTTCATCAGAGATAGTGTCACCCGTTGTTGTGGGATTGTCATCACCAAAATTGATTACACCATCGGGAGAAGTAATACCCAAATTGCCTGCACCTGCTATTGCAGATGTTCCTAACTGTACCGATACATTCAATGTACCGGTTAGATTTGTTACATTTGTTGCTGAACCGATAGCCAGAGCATTCGCTGTTGTTGTCAATGTACTCCCATCCAGCCGAACATCATCCACATCGAGTCGGTTCGCCTCTATCCTGCCGTTCACCGTCAGGAAATCCTCTGCAAGCTGGAGTAAATCGGTATCGCTTTCTATACCGATATACCCGCCATCGACCCGCAAGTTACCATCCACGTCATAATCTGCAAACGCGGGCATACACAACAACAGAACTAAAATGACTCTTTTTATGGTCTCCATTTTGCCTTCCGTATCCATTCTCCACCTTCCCTGTGTTGAACCTCAAAATTATTCCCGACTACCTTGAAACGCCAGTTACCGTCTTCGCTTACCAAATTTCCCGGTGCAGGTACTTCAAGGTCATTTGAGCCAATGTGGGCGAGAAGCCAGTTCACCCTTTTTGCAATCTCGACGTAGATATCTTTCTCAATCCAGCGGAGCAGCTTCTTGACATATTCACCAATTTCTTCCCTGTTTGGATGGTGTGTTTTGAACAGCTCTGCATCTTTAAGATTGTCCATTAAACGATATTTCCCGCCGGTTTGAAAAAAGGCACAACCGCATGAATTACAGGCCGATTGGCAACGGCGTTATTGGAGAGTTTTATTTCGTGCGTTTCACCAATCGCCCCGCATTTGGCTCGCACCCAGCATTTCCTCGCTGAACTATCTTTGGAGCAGGTTATCAGTTGATTTTTATAACTGCCGGTCTGCGAGTTTATGTAGAAAAAAACAGAGAAGGATGCGCCGTTGTTATCGACGAGAAAATCGACCCAGCCCAACCGGGCCTGCCTGCCCCGTTTTATGTATGGATTCCACCGACCCCCTACGGCATTAAATTCGATTGCCTCACCATCATCCGCCCCGCCGTCGTTGAGTTTATAGACCCACCCATCCCTGCAACCCATCAAGGTCGTCGGGTATCCGGCCCGCAATTCCCTGTCGTCCAGGGAGTAATCGAGGTCGTCGAGTGCTATACCCACCATGTCGTCGAGAGCGATAGTCTCCTCAAGCCGGGACTTACCCATGACGTGAACAGGCAGATTGTAAATCGCAAAGTTCCTCTCTTCATAGTTGAGAACCAACGCTTTATCGGGGCGGCCCGCGCCCGGGGAGCAATAAGAGAGCATCATCTGTCGCATCTCTTCAACGACCAGGGCGAAGGAGTAAGAGACCTTCTCCAGATTGAACCCGAGCATCAGGTCGGGTATTTTTCCATCTATTTGGTAAAAGTCCCTGCCATCCGTTCCGAGGACATGAGTTGGCCCAAGACCGTAAATCTCATCACCAATCGGAGCAAGGCACATCTTCGCGGCACAGCCCTCTCGTCGCTCTATCAGCTCCCACCTAAAAGGCAGGTCAGGATCGGAAGTATAGACCAGCTTCCATTCCGACCGTTCGAACCAGACAATCAAATCCCTGCCGACAAACTCGGCGGCGACAATATAATCATCCGTGGGTGCATTGATGTAATCATCATCCCTCCATCTCCCGGGGGCTTTGACCATGCTCCAGCGGCATCGCTGGTAATGGGCCGAGCCCCGTTCAACCGTTCCGAGCAGGATTAAGTGTGCGTGCATCACAAAAATCAAGAGGCAGGTGTTCACATCATTGTCGGGACCGCCCTCAACGTCGAGGTCGATATTAAACCTCGTAAAATAAGAGCCGTCGTATTTCCGTATCTGGTCGTGATTATTCGTCAGATACCCTACGTTTCGCCAGTTTTGCAGCCAGAAGAAGTCGCTGTCATTACCGGTAAAGTCCTCATTAGAGACTTCTCCGGCAGCGACCGCTGCGGTAGAGCCATAAACTGTCAGGTTCTCGGCGGCCTGAAAATCGCCCACCGAGGCGCTTGTTACTATGAGCGTGCCCGAAGCATCACCATCCGCCCACGCACCGTTGTCGAGGACCACCGCTATCACAGTAGCCGTATCGCCACTGGCCGCCCCGGTAATGACATCATCCGTTACAATCTCATCCTCACCGTCCTTGAACCGAAGCTTCAGAACGGCCAGGTCGTCCAATCGCTGCGTTGTAGGGTTGTACTTACCGGCCTTTTCCGTATCCATTACGAGAAGGGTTTCGATGTTCTCATTATAATAGGGCCATATCCCCATAATCGGGTTGCCGGGTGTGGCTGTGACCCTACCTTTGCCGAACTTGCCCGCCCCGAAGACGCCCGCACCGAAGGCCGAAGAGCCGGCGATATGAACAAACTGTGCAAAAGGTGTATAGCCGTGCCTCTTATAGAGGACGCCCTGCCTCAAATAGCAGTCTTCGAGCGTCTGGAAGGCATCCTGCGGCAGCAGCCACGGCTCCTTGGCTAAGACCAGACCCGATTTCATATCATAAATGGGATATGATTCGTATCTACTCATTACGCGCGCTTGAATAGCCCCAGTACACTTGCTCTGCAGGTCAGGGCGGCAACCTCTTTTGTCGTTATCTCCATTGCGAAGAACTGCCCTGCCGTTAAGATACAACTGGCCACAGGTGTGGCAGCGGGGACGGGTTGAATGATAAGACACTCAGTAGCATACGCGGCACTGATGTTTGTCAATGTCCGGTCGCCCACAAACTCATCACAATCGCCGTCGTATTTGCCGAAAGTTACTACCGCCTCTCCGCACGCCCCGTCAAACTCGTCCAGGATAACCATAACAGGTATGAAGACTTCCCCTGTTTTTACCGCGCCGGTGAGTTTTTTCTCCGTTCCATTGGCGGCGGCCAGATTGCAGCCGTCCTCCTGGCCTGCCAGTTTTAGGGTATTGTGACCTAAATCAAATGGGTTTTCGATTGCCATAATTAGTCTCCAGGAATTAAAAAAGGATTTGACATTTGTTTTGGATATGCTGTAGAATAGAGCGAGCCGGACAACCCGACTGGCGGGCTATTCGGCTCTAAACACAACCGTTTAACATTTAAGGAGAAACGGCCATGTCTGAGCAAATCATAGCGAAAACTTGCCGCATCTGCAAGCAAACCAAAAATATCTCTGAATTTAATAAAGACTCCAAAATGCGCGGTGGACATGTGAATATCTGCAAAATATGTCAGCGTGAGCAACAAGCACAAAATCGAAAGAGGTACCAACAAACTGAAAATTTCAAAACTGCACAACGGAAATATTGTCAAGGCGAAAAAGGTAAAGAAAAGCGAAAACATTATAGACAAAGCGAAAGAGGCAAAGCTGTCCACAAGCACTATGAACAGAGCGAGGAAGGTAAATTGGCACGAAAACGTTATCACAAAAGTGAGAAAGGTAAAGCAAAACTCCTTAGAGCGGCGAAACAACAGCGCATTCGTCATCCTGACCGAGTTAAAGCCCGTGAAGTTGTTAATAATGCTATTCGTGTTGGTCAACTGCCTCGACTTGATACTTTGCAATGTTCTTGCGGTGAAACTGCTAAACATTACCATCACCACAAAGGCTATGCGCCCGAGCACTGGCTCGATGTAATTCCTGTTTGTTTTGGTTGTCATAAACACTAATTATATCCCTGGAATGTTATAAATTGGTTGTCCTTCGTTCGTTACGATGTAGCCTTCATTGACTACAAGAGCCAATAGACCACTGTTATCGCCGCTCATAATGTGAGTGCGGGCGAAAAACGCCTTCAGCTTATCACCCCATTCATCTTCGTCTCCGCCCACCGTCGGGAAATCGTCCGCTTCTCCTGCCATCGTTTTGTTTCCTTATTTAATTTATCTTCCAGAACTCGGCTATCGTATAGACTTCGACCTCACCAAGACTGACCTTAGAACCAAACGCTGACCCTGCCGTCTTATAATGTTGCACTTCAAAGACCTTTGTGTCTGCTATTGTAAACTGTCCGCAAAGAAACGACCTTTGTGTCTCACGAGAATAATCATTGTGCTGATATTCTGATGTCCCAACCAATGCAGTATTACCGTCAGTTATATTTCTAAGTCTGATTTGATGTTGACGGCAATTATAATAAACAGGTGCGGATATTTGGCATCGATATGTGCCAGCTACTAACGTAATCTGATTGCCTGCGATTGAACAACGCCCACCATCATCGTGATTTTCAGTGTTTATCCTTCTTGTTGTCCACGCACCACTTGCATTTGCTTGCGGGCCTACACCGCTTGCCACTTGGTCGGAAACCTTAATGTAATCCTCTTTAGCAGCAACTATCTGGTCATCGACGTATTTCTTATTGGCAATAGCAGCGTCGGAGGCAGGGGCAGTGTCCGCGGAGAGAACCGCACCGACAAGTATCTCAGGGAGATTGCTGGCGTTGACTTTGACCATGTTGATATTAGCATCACCGGCGGCGTTTCGGCCTTGCAGATATGAGTTGTTGCCGACAATCCCCAAAGTGAAGACAGGGTTTTTGCTGAATGTGATAATCTCTGCAAATACTCTCGCCGCCGCCAATAAGGTAGCGATGGTTACGCTCTCAACTGAAGTCCAGGTCGGCCCCGAATAGTCCGTCAGCATGTTGAGCTTGTTATTGTCGGAATCTACCCAAACAGAGCCATTGTCTGTCGAGGCAAAGGCAGAGCCGTCAATCCTCGTCAAAGGCGGGGTCGCTTGAAAGAAGCATCGTGCCCCACCCTGCTTCAAAATGCCCTGCAAACTCGCCGCCTCGCCGGTACTGAAGTTCATCTCTTTCGTCAGGGCCGCTTCGAGGGCGTCCCAGTTGGCCCGAATCTCATCGTTCAGATTCGGGGCTAAAATGCCTTCAGCACACTTTGATTTATCCCAAGCCATATCAGAAGCCCTTTATGAGAAGCATACAGTTACAATCTGAGGTGGTAGCGGCGACAACTAAGAGGTCGGCCCCCATAAGGTCTAACGCCGCCTCGGCCACATCATCACCGCCCGGACTTGACGAACCCCATGATTTGACCCAGCTATACTCCGTCACCGTGACGGCATCGGCAAATTCATAGCCCGTGTGAGTCGATACCTGCGTTCCTATGGTAAAAGCTAATTGGCCCGCCTTCACAAGCTCACAATCCGTACCTTCATCCAGAGTGCCGAGGTAGATTTGATATGTGATAGCGTTATTGTCGGAGATTCCTAAACATCGAAAGCGACCGCTGTTGTAGCTCTGGGGGATTAGATAAATGGAAATATCGCCATCGTCACACGAGTCCGCAATAATAGCATCGACAACGGTAAGGTAGGTCATTTCATTGACCGCCAAATCGAGCGGCCCATTTCCCGCGGATGTAGTGGTGTCCACGACAATCCACTTGTTCTGCACGGTCTGGAGCTGGCTGCGAGTGTGAGCCCACGAAAACGCAAAACAAAACACCGCCAAAAACACCAATAGCAGTTTAAGTGTTGACTCCTTCATTTCTTAATCTCCTAAAAATTCATAATCAGTACTCATAACGGCGGCGAAGCGGGAACTTTGAACCACCCCATCTTCGCGGCCTGATTCGGTCGTCGAGGTCTGCGGGGTTCTCCGTGCCCCCCCCGCCGTTGTAAAGGATGTCGATTTCGTTCTGAGTAAGCTCGGTATCGAAGAGCATTACGTTGTCGATATTGCCGTCGGCATAGTCATCGCTTATCCTTCCTATCCAAACCGGAGCGGCGAAATCATCCATTGCAACATAAGTCCCTACGATATTACTGTCGATGTCGTCTTTCCTCACCGCGTTTACATAGATTTTCATTCCATCGTGAGCGGTTATTCCACCGCTACCGTCATAAGTCCCTGCCAAGTGGTACCATTTTCCTGTAGATAGCGCCGTGTTGTAGCTCCTGCCTTCACTGTTGAACTCATCTGTGAAAAGAATAAAGGTTACCTTGCTTGAAGTAGTCATAAACACCCACTCATAAGTGCTTGGGTCCACCACATCTAATTTTCTTATTATCCTGAAGTCCTCAATGCTGTCTGCGTAAATCCAAACACTGATACTGAAAGGGCTGTCGTTAGTTCCGTCTCCGAAAGTGAAGTCCGCGTGGTCGGCTATTTCGATGTGGTCGTCCGTACCGTCGAAGGTCAAAGCCGTCCATGTCTTGCCGGCCACATCGTGGGCATCGGTGTCGGCATTGCCCCCGACATCCTTGAATGTACCGTTGTGAGTGCCAGTGCCACTTACGACAGTCGTACTTGCGGCGTTGTCGTTCATACGGTAGTGAGCGATAAGCTTGCCCTGCGCCACGCCCGCAAATAACAATATCGCAACTAACAAAATCTTCTTAAAGTTCACAGTAAGCTCCTTAAAATCTTGGGACAGCCCGTTGATTGATTGATTTCTGTTTCAGTTTCTTTCTATTGATTAGAATAGTGAGTATCTTGAAGACCTTTGAGAGGTCGGCGGCCCCGTCCATATCCCCTTCCTCGCTCTTCATCAAAATCGCCGTACCGTAGGCAAGAATCGGTCCCCATCGAACGTCTAAGGGTGCTGAGTCGTCCGTTGAAAGCTCAGGGGGCTTCTGTATGGCGGCGGCCCTGAACGTATAGACCTCATCCGGCTTGGGCCGAAGATACAGAACGCTGCCGTACAGAAGGGCCGCCGCGGGCCGGCCCTCGACGGCATTCGGGTCTTCGGGGTACAAATCGAAAAACTTGTCCTTGTCCTGGTAGAACTTAACATCGGAGAGAACATCGTCCGAATCCTTCAAAGTCATCGGCGTATCGAGCAGGATGACCTCGGCAGAGACATCGTACTCACCATCGTCTCCCGAGGCGGTCGCCTGCGTGAACCAGCCCTCGAGCTCAGATACATAGACATCAAGCGGAAAGTGATTGCAATAGAAGTCGTTAATCAAGGCGTCCAGGTCACTATCGCTAATCTGCGCAGTATCGAGTTGCCCAGTGAGCTCGCGCACCTTCGTCCGAATTTCCGATAGTTTCCAGGTCAACATAGTTTAATCTCCCTGGATCAAGCCGCACAAATTGGTACTTCAAGCGTGTCGTCACTACCGGTTACGATGTTACCAGCAGCCTTGGCAAGGTTGATGTCATATGCACTTGCAAGGATAGCCGCGCTGATAATCCGGTTATCAATAACTGCAACGTCATCAGAATCATCATCGATGCCCAAAGTTGTGCAATTAATCATATTTCTCTGAATGACACTATGTGTACCGGTACAAGTGTCTTGAATGTGAATACCGATACCTGCGTGTATCTGGCAATCCTCAACCGTGCAGTGATGGAAGAATTTATCGGCCCCGCCTGCTGCATAAATCCCGTGGGTAAGCTTAGTAGAGCCACTTCCAAATGTACATTTTCTGACTATCAAATGCTTGGCGTCTTCAGTCGAAATACCGTGCGTCGCCTGGTAACCTGCACCGTTCATTATCTCGCAATTTTCAATGATGGTCGAGCCGACAATTCCGAAATCAATTACTGGCAGAACTTCATCCGCTTCAAAATGAAGATTCTTCAAATGAAGTCCCAATCCTGTCCCTGTCAAGGCGCTTCCCGCCGCTGGATGTATTTCGGTACATTGGTCTGTTCCCGGTATTCCTGTGCCGATGATTCGACAGTCATAAGGCGGAGTCAGCGCTTCGGCATAAACACCGGGTGCGACTAAAATGGTGTTTATTTTTTTGGGATACGCCGACCAATCTATCGTTGCATTATTCGCCGTAATGGCTGCTTGGATAGTTGCAAATGCGTGCTTCCAAGACAAACCATTATAGGAATCATTGCCCGTCCACTTGTTGACATACCACACTTTACTGTCCACATCGCCCGACATACCTGCCAGCATGGGATAAACGTGGTCATCGAGCATATCCATAACTAATTTGAATTTGTCGTGTAAATATCGTTTGAGTAACATCGTACTTCTCCTTTTTGTAAAGGCGTTTATGTAGGCATCCTTGCCCCATCTACTCGGCCTCATATCACGTTGATACGGGGACCGTTCCTATCACAATTCTTGGATCGTGAATCTGTAGCGTTTCCCTGCGGCTACCATACTCTGCCCCTCCGCTTGGCCGGCGACGTATCGCTTGAAGGGATAGGCGAGCCCTCTGAGGTGCTCAACTACACTTTTGGGCAGCAGAGTGCCCTCCCCGGCATTGCTGATGAGGTGGTAGCCCTTGCCCTCAAAATTGAATGCGAAGTCCGCACCATCGGGGATGTCGTTGTTCTTGACCCTGACTTTGACGAGCGGGTCCTCTTCTTTTTTCGCTTTTTGGGCCATAACAGCGATACACTTCTTGCACGTCACCTTCTGGGCATCCGTTACCGCCTGGGCATCTTTGGATTTGACACCACAAACGGCCTTCTCGCCGTCGGAAAAGTGGATAATTGGCTCCATAATCAATCCCTTCAAAAAGAAACCGGCTGACACAGAAGGTACAGGCTCCTGTACAGCCGGTTTTCCGATTAGGTATCCTAAACCCATAAAGGGCTTATTCACTTTTTAGGTGAATGAAACGGGGTCAGCGATAGCAGCATCGCCCATATCTTCACTGCGAATGTGCTTTTCGGCTTTGAAAACAATGACATCATCAGCCGTAGCAGCTAAACTTGAGCCAATCGTAAAGCCCAGACCACCGCCCTTTGCGATGTTCTCTTCACGGCAAATCCAGATGTTCCCGATGGTGTCGGTGGTCTCCTCGCCGGGCACTGTGCTCCACGTCGGCTCAGCGCCAGCTGCGCCGGCGGTCTTATACTTTAACTCATAGACACAGCCGTTGTGGACTGTCGGCCTGATGAGCGTACCTGTGACCGTAAGCGCCCTGATTACGCCGTTGGTGTTGTAATTGGTGAGCGGGTTGTAATCCACGGCGTAAATGATGGAATCCGCAGTCACGCCGAGCCTGACTTTTATCAGCTTGCCGGTCTTCGGGTCTGGAAGCAAGACTTGAAGACGCTTGCCTTCGTCATAGGGGATAATCCCGTTCGCAGCCGCAGCAGCGTATGTAATATCGCCACCATCGGCAATCGCTACACCATATCGACCGTGAGCGGCAGTTTCAGGGTCATCTGCGAGACATCTAAACCACTTCAAACCCAGGTTCGCTGTAGCATCAGCGTCGAAGTTATACAATTCAACGTAGTCGGGGATAAACCCAATGTCCACATTGATAGCGGCTCCGTTAGATACCACAAATCCACTTACTTTCATAATTCAAACTCCTTTCAATTTTCAATTTCAAAGAGGCGTTTCACGTGAAACATTACGCCGCTTTCGTGACCTTGAGCACAATGATATTGTTGTCGTTCAGAATCCGGCAGGCGTTCATGAACTTCCAGGCCATTGTCTGGCGCTGGTCGAGCGCATCTGCCGAGCCGGCACTGCCCTTCGGGTGGATAATCATCTTCGCATTGGCCTTTTCGAGGTCAACTACCCCGTAGGCGTGCTTGGCGATTATCGGGATGTAGTAGTGCTCACCTGCCGTCGCCGGGAATGCCTCTGTCGCCGAACCTTCCTTGTGGGCCACACTGGTGGCCAGGAACCGGACCTCACCGACACTTCCTCTTTCGGCCTCGAGAACGCCGCCCTGGTGGGGGTATTTCGAGGTGTATTGGAAGTTAGTCACATTCTTGAGGTCTTTATTCAATTCGGTGTGCATTATGGCCCAGTAGGCAGGCATTACCGGCCCTGTGCCCTGGCCGACCGAGGCCTTGATTAGCGGTGTCATCGGGGCGGCGTTGCTATTCTGGAGGGTATTGGCAACGGCGTCGATGTCCGTCTCATTCAAGTCCGTGGCCGCCGGGTCGCCGTGGCTGGCCAATAGCGAGGATGCAGTACTTACCAGGACGTTTCGTATCAGCTCATCCTCGGTTCTGAACATTTGGTCGTTCAGCTCGCTACCCCCGATGTTGAGAATCCTGTTTTCGCAGGTGAACTCAAGAACATCGGTGATATGGATGTAATCCCCATATTGAGCGACTGTCGCGCGAATGTCCAGCTTCGAGAGGCGCTTGCCGGGCGGTGTTACGCCTTCGAGAATCTCGGTCGTGGCGGTGGCAAGCGCGGCGAATCTTCGCCATACGATTGTCTTGCCGTGCCCGGCCGGCAGGTTCTCGCGCATTGCGAACAAACCGTGAACCAATCTCGGCTTGTTCCTCACAAGAAGAAGCTTCTGAAAGTAAGCTTGTATCGCCGGTGTTATTACGGATGTACCCGTTATGTTATCAGCCATGATTATTTGTCCTTTCTAAACGATGGCCCCGTGACTACGAGCAAGCTTGAGAAAGTCCCCATCGGGCATCTTTGCATAGCGTCCTTCTTCAGAAAGAGCACTACCGCCTCTGACATTACTTGTGGACTTTATCCTCCCGGCGTTTGCAACGGCTTCGTCTATTGTTGCCTGGGCCTTCTTGGTGTCAATCTCTGTGCCCGGCTTTTGTTTTTGATACAATTTAACGAGCTCATAGGCGGCCAACGGAGGATTCTTGCTATTTTGAATCATCGATATTAGGGCCGGGTTGTTCTTAACTGCTTCTCTTATCGGCGTTGCATATTGACCCATTCTTATTTGGTCTTCAGTACCGATAAGTTCCGTGAAATCCGGATGCTCCTGGAGGAATCTGATCTCGGCCAATTTGGCGTCGGTCTGACTCTGGAAGTAGGCGTTTATCTTCCTCGACTGCTCGACGGTGGGGATGTCCTCTGGGTCTTCGAGGCCGACCTTCTTGTAGATGTCGAACGGGTCTGGCTGCGGTCTCTGGCCGGGTGTCGGCATATTGGCCTGAATGACCGCTACCTGCTGACTGAGTGTCTGCTCCCGCTCCTCGGAGGCCTTTAATTTGTCATTTACCTCTTTGAAGCGGTCATAGGGGACGGTTTCAGGTGTCTTTTCAGCACCTTCAACCTGCCCTTCACCTGCGACCTGCCCTTCGGTTTGGCCCTCAGTCTGCCCTTCAGCCTGTCCTGCGTTTAGCTCCGAATCCATAATGTCCCTTCTTTCTGAGCTGCGGCTTCCAGCTCTTTTGAGCGCCCGGCGAAAACGCCCGTATTTAACGCCTGAGCCCCTAGGTTATTTCTTCACAGCACTTGCGCGTGCTGCATTTTCTTTCTGCACGGCCTTTCTACGCTCCTCGTTCTCTTTTTCGATATACTTAACGGCCGCCGCGAATCTCTTTGGATTGCGCCTTACCTCTGCGGCCTTTGTCTTGAGTTGCTCGCACGCAATGAGGTTATAAGCATCATCAGATGCTTTTTGTTCTGCTGACAGTTGCGCCTTCATGTCTTCTGTTATCATTTCTTTGCCTTCCTCTTAGGTCTTTTTTCCCACTCTCCACACCAGTCGGTGTGCTCGACTCTTTCGTGTTTTGGGAATCGACGGCATCGACCGTAACCGCCTTGCCATCGGTCAGACAAAATTTACAACCGAGACATTCTTCTTTGTGTTTAGCCATAATTAGTCATCCTTTGTATCCCGCCGCATGAGCAGCTCGTCCCTGTTTGCTTGCTTTAGCAACGGCCTTTCTTTTCGCCTGAACATTGCCGCACTCATAATAATACTTCTTCTGGCTGCCCCATTGTGCGTAACACCCTTTGCTATCTTTTTTCGCATGCGTAGGCATTAGTTAAGCTGCCTCTATCTTTACTTTGAGATTGTGTGCTTTTCGCAACTGGTTCCTCCGCTTCTTTCTTCTACCGTAAGCGGCAGAACCAACTTTCGCTTCTCGCAATGCAATTAGAAGTTGCTCAATGTCTGGTATGTAATCTGATGTTAATGACCTCAGAGCATCGAGATTTACCCTCATTTGCTCTTTTTCAAGAAGCACTTGCCCCCCCACAATATGTAAAGGTAAAAGCGGTATCTTCATAGTTTCACCCGTGAATCAGCGGCATTTTCCTGCCGTCTATACCTATCTGTTCGTTAAACCCATCCGTTATAATCGGCTGAATAGGTGCATCCTTCGGCAGGACCCAGAGCTCCTCGGCCCGACCGGATTTGTTGTCTATTTTCCAGCACATTGTGTTCAGCATCATAGGCGGACGCCTATCGCGTGCCGAAAAGACTGACCGTAACTGCGTCCCGTCTTTGTACCAGTCCGCGGTAAAGAGGATGTAATATGGCTCCCGGCGATGCTTGTTCTTGGCGATACAGGCATCAAAACCCCTCTGGAACTCCTGAGTCATACAGGGAACAATTTCACCAAGCTGGACTTTACGAGACATGCCTGAGTCCTTTCCTTATCCTTCTCATGTGTTCTCTGATTCTCTCCTCACGCCCCGGCGACGACGGCATTTTGTTCGTTATCGGGAACTGATCTATTCTGAAATTTCTCGTTCTTCTCATTCGAACTTCCTGCCCGCATTCCAATAGTTCATCGAGACTTTCCATCGGATAATCTCCCGAGCATTTCATTCATTTCGGCCTCCGGCACAATGCGAAGCCGCCCGTATAGAATCACAGCCAATCGGGCCAAAATCTTCAACACACACCAGCCCGTATGTTTCTTCGCATGACACCAAAGGCAGAGACATTGTCCGTTATCGAGATCGTACATCAGGGCGGGGAACATTCCTTTTGGTTTGATATGGTGGGAGTCCAGAAGCTTTTTATCAAGTTCGCCGCAATCGGCGCAGACCCAGCCACCTTTTATCTTTACCTCCCGCGACCAGTTTTTCAGTTCTTCATCCCTCATCTTTTCGTTAAGGCCTGTTTCGGGGCCTGTCTCTGAATTGTATTCTTCTCCAGGGCTATTATTCTGTCGAGCAGTTGCAGTTGCTCGTCAAGGCCCAACTTTCCTATCTCCTGCATTGCCTTTACCCGGGCGAGCACGGCGTCTGCATGGTGCTCTGTTACGTTTGCTTTTCGCTCTTCAGCCCGGCCCAAATCGGCTGCAATCTTTGCCTGTTTGAGCTGCTCGGTAGTCTCTCTGACCTTCGCCTCATGTGCCCGCGCTTGCGTTTGCTGCTGCTCGGCCTGCTGGATTAGTTGTTTGAACTTGTCCTTGAGTTGCATGGGCATCATCTCAAAGACGACGCTCCAGGGAATGACGTGCCCTTCATTCATTCCTGCCGCCATCTGCTTAAGATGCAGTATCTCCACGTAAGCCGTCTGACGTTGAGTTTCGGTGAGAATGCCCTCCTGGGGCACGATGTCGTAACGACTGAGGTCTGCTGCGTAGAAGTCAGGGGCGGGCGACTCGTTGATTATCCTCTGAATTTTGTTCGGCTTATAGTTGGCCTGTATGAGTTTAATCAGCTTGAACCCCAATTGTTTCTTGCTGAATCGCAGATTATCAAACAAGTCCTGCAGGGCGACCAAGGCGGCCCCCTGACGCAATTTCATAAGATAGCCCGACATCTGTGCCTTCAATTCTTCATTGCCGAATATCGAATCGTTCACCCCCGCGATGTCGTTAATGAAGCCCTGCAAGTCCCTGTTGAGCTGGAATAGACCTTGAGGTATGTCCGGGGGTTGGCGTCGTATCACCTTCTTCGCGGATAACGCACCTTCTTTGAACCAAATACCCTGGCCCTGGCCTGATGCGTGTATATCATCTGGATTAACGAGTGTGTTTTCTTCCGCGTCAATCCCGGTGGACACTTGGCTATCAATCATATCGAGAATCTTCGAGATTCGTTTCGAAACCTCTCTCTGCGGGTCCCGGGTGGGCCGAACAATACCCTGCATCTTCTTGGCCATATCGTCATATTCGGGATACCAAAAGCCGGAGACCAATATAAACGGATGGTCGTCGATACCGTTCGGGTCGGGCCCTTTGTGGATACACCTGCCGTTGATGAAGGCGGAGAATGTAACGGTGTCCTTGTAATCGTCGTAAGATGTTAATTGAAGCGGATATTGTGAAAGTACCGCATCCAGCTCCTCCTGTTTGCCCGTCCAGATAAACTGCTTGCCGCTTTGACGATTGGCTAAGTACTTGACCTTCTTCGTAGTTTGTTCCCAGAAGGTCGAGTAGTTGCATCTCTTATCATCGTCTCGGCCCCGATAGGCGGCGAAGGGGAGCTCCTGACCGCCGGCCATCTTGGCGTACTCCTCCACTCTCTCCTCTTTGCCCGGTAGTAATGTCTTTACATCGCTGATGAGCATCCCCTCTTCATGGATGATTATGTAGCCGCAATCCGAGAGGTCGCGCTTGAAGAAGTGAGGGTCGAGGAGGAATTTGTTGTAAGGTTTCCTTGCGAACTGAATATCGCCCCGGCGGTCGAAATAGAGCTCGACAAGATTGGCGCCGGTAATGAGTGCCCCCAGTTCAAAGGCGTCGCTCATAACCTCATAGCCGTGATTGTTCTCCATCAACGGCATCACAAGGCCGGTGAGCTGAGATGTTACCTTCTCATCACTGCCCTCCTGCGGGCCAATCTTCAGAGCCAACCGGTTCTTGCGCTCATAACCAGTGATCATCTTGACGATACGGCGGGTGATATTGAAATTCAGGATCTCCCTGTTCTGATCTTCAAACTTCGCTCTGTCCGCCGCGGTCCAGGGGTCGTCAATGGTGTACTTGAAATCCTTGTGGGCCTCGGCAATCCACGGAAACCACGCATCGTAAGCGTCGTTGAAGGCACTATCAAAGTCTTTTTCCTTGTCGTCCATAACTTTCCCAAATAAAAAAGCCCAACAGGATAAATCCCATCGGGCATCTCTTTGTAGAGGCAGTCCGAACTATTTTTTACATCTGGCGGAAATGCTCCCGCCAATTACCATCTAAGTCTCCAATCCACATATCATTGATAACGCCGTTGTGGACGTGGACGGTCAGCTTGAAATCTTCCTCATGATACTGAACCCCTTCGCGTAAAAACTTGTCTCTCAACCATGAGCATAGTGTAGCACATACAGAAGGGTTGGTCAAGTTATTCTCTCGGTCTGGGCTCATTTTTACTCTAAGTCATTTATCGGCAAGCACTTCTGAGCGTCTTTAACGGCGTCAACGGCACCCTTGATATTCCTTCTCGCCACTTGAGTACAGGTCAAGGTGCGAGATTCAACTCGTTTGTATCGTCGTTGAAATCTTGCCTGCCTGACCCAAACATCCCCCTCCTTCTCTTGACGTGATTGTTTCGGACAGGAGTCGGAACTTACCATTCCTCTGCAATTTACTATCCCAGTACCGGCACACCACGAACAAACAATCTGTTTTGTTGGCGGGTTCCTAAGCACCAAACCAAGCAATTTTTGTATCTTAGTAACATCTTTGTCTGCTGCCATTAGTCCTTCTCCTTCCGAGCATCAGTTTCATCTACATCAAGCGGCCCGAGGATGGAGTCGAAGTCGCTGAGTTTGCACCAGATGTTGTGAGAGGTGGAAACCTCAAATTCGTTTGTATCGGGATAAGCATATTTGATTTTGTGATTGCCGACCAAATGAGGAGCCTGTCCCAGCCTTTGCGTAAAACTATACCACTTGCCAACCACCAAATCTTCTACTCTCTTTATGACTTTCATCTTATGCTCTCCGATGCAGTCTCTTTCCAATACTCAATCTGTGATTTCAACTGCTCGTTTTCGGTTACGGCAACCACTTATCGTTATGGCCACTGAATACCCACATATAAAATGACACGACGGTTCTCCATGAAATTATCAAATAACCAACCAATATGATTGAAACATACTTCATAACTTTTCAATTACCTACGAATGTGCTTTTCCCATATCTCTTTAGATTCTTCGGCTGTCATACCCCCGGAGCTTATCTTTTTGACCGCCATCGAGGCGTATCGTACCATGTCCGCTGCGTGATCCGTGCCATCTTTATCCGGCACGCCCGTAAAGACCGGGGCATCTTCCGTGCTCATCTGCTTGTTCTTGCACTCGTGATAAGCCTGCATACATTCTATCAAATGTGCACAGTTTGTCTTGTGAAATCTGCATACGTCTAAAAATTGCCGTGTCCGCTCAATGCCTTCGTTTACGCTGCGCTCACGGGGCAAAGCCTTAACATTGAACTTGAATCGCTTTAGCGTATCGAGAGATGTCTGGCCGGTGATTACCCGCGTGGCGTTCGAGTCCATATCACAGGGGACGAATATGTCACCGTATCTGTAACCGTATTGCTTCTCGTATTCGTCAAACAATCGAACATATTCTTCTATACCCCGGCCAGAATCCTCATAGTAATTGACGAAGTTGACGTTCGTTCCGATTACCTGAAAAAATCCGATGGCCGTGGTATAGCCGACATCCTCGACTATATGAACGGGATAATTCGGGTTGTGGTCTAACATATCAGTTATGCGGCCCTTCTTCTCAAGCTCGGCCATCTTTCGGCCGTAATAAGCACCCTCAGCACCCCTCTCCGAGATGCCCCCCAGAACGCGGACCCTGTATGGGTCCGAGTCCTTGCCGTACTTGAGCCGGATTCGCGTCTCATACTCTCTGCCATAAACGCCGGGGATGACCTGTCGGCCTGTCTTGAAGTTGGGAGAGTCGAGAACCGATATATTTATGTGATGCCAGGTGGGGTCTCTCAGGGCCGTGGGGAAGTCACCGAACTTACTCGTAGGGTTGCCTTGCGCCAAGACCCTCTTAAACGGCGCCCCGATATGCTCAATCGCCCGCCATATCTCTGGCAAGACCGCCGCACCCTCGTCTATGATGATTAAAACGTGCTCGTTGTGAATCCCTTGGAGTCGCGTGGCCTCTTGAGTGACTGTATCCGGCCGGGTGGATATCCCGATAGCGTACCATATCACACCCGTTTCGGCCTGCATATCGAGCATCACTGTCGTAAGTTTGCCGCCGAGAGGTACCCTGGCGTTTGCGTGGGCCGCCCGTATCTCACGCCATAACAGGTTCTTGACCTGGTGGGCCGAAGGCGCAAGAGTGACTACCGTCGATGGATAATAACAGTACAGGAACGTCAGGGCTATCCGACCGGCTCCATAAGTTTTACTCAATCCATGGCCCGCCCCGACGGCCGTCCTCTCATTGTCCCGGACCGAATCGTTTACCTCCCTCATCTTGGACCAGAGATGCTTAGGGTCCACGTCCAGGGCGTGGGTCATAAACCAACTGTAATCCTCGCGCCCCCGCTTGACGAAATCTAAGATTTCAGCAGTCTTTTCAGCCATAGCTTACTTTCTGCCATTAGTCCTTCTCCTTACTAATCCTTTAGGGCTCGGATAAACTGCAAAATGCCACCAATTAACGCTACCGAGCCAAGCATTATCATTGCTATTCCTATTGATTCAACAAACTCGGCCATTATTCCTGCTCTTTCATTCTCATTCTTTAATGCTATCCAATAAATCTGGTCTTTATGTTGTCTTGTAAGTCATTGCTCCCTGCCTTATAAGGTCGAGTGCTTTTTCGTAACCGGCATTGCTCTTTTGTGCAACTAAATGCGTCAGAAATTCAGCCGCCATCATCAACATCTTAAATTCTTTACCTTCTTCAATCTCGCCTATAAATACCTTTACTTTGCCTCGACCAGTTAATTCTACAGAGTCAAACACCTTGATTGAGATGTCACCAAATGGCTGCAAACCATCTTCCAAGCCGTCCGTTTCTTCATACATTAGTCCTTCCCCTGCTTTCTCAACCGCTCACATTCGAGCTTGAATTGTTCCTTGTCGAATAAAAGTTGTGCTATTATTTGGCGGCATCGCTGGCTATCATCAGCTTCGCTGTGAGATACTCTCATAAACTCGGTGATTTCATCCTGTGATATTCTGGGACAAAGATTCATTTGCCATCATTTCTTCTCCTTCATCGCCTCGTGTAGGGCCCCGGCCAAAGTTAAAGTGCCCTCGAACTTTTCAGTAAAGAGTTTGTGCCTCTTGCCCAGCAATTCAAGTGCCTTGAGCTTGTCGTGCAACTTGAGACGGATGTATCTGTGCCCCTTCTTTGAAACATGCTCAGAGACCTCCGTTAAGGCCGCCAGTTTGCCCTCTGTGAGCTCATCGGAGCTTTTGAAGCTAACACCACCCTTGTTGAAGCTCAAATAGTCCCTGATGTTCGAGAAACCCAGTTTTTCAAGCTCGGCAATGATATCATCAGCAGTCTTTTCGGCCCGCATAGTGGCCCTTTGACCCAATTTCCTCAGATATGCCTTGCATTGTGGTTTGTTCAGGGTTCTCGACGCCTCCTCAATGAGTGTTGCACCCCTGCACTTAGAACCAGCCAACTTGTACGCCTTGGCCTGATTCGGCTTCTTCATCGAGTGGTAGATTTCGCATGTCCGCCTCTGCAAAATTGTGAGCTTACGTGCCATCACCCTTGATTATAGCAGAAAACGGGCTGTTCTCAAACAATCCCCTCTGCTCGGCTCAATCTGTACGTAATTGAGTTGTTTCATTTACTTTCCCAAAGACCTTTCGCCTTTTCAACTGCGTCCAAAAGCAAGGCGAGGGAGTCTTTAGTTGCTTTTGCCGCCTCCTCCGCCGACATTGCCGCCGCCGCCGCCGCCGACATTGCCGCCTCCGCCGCCAGCCACACCTCCACCGCCTCCGCCGCCTCCGCCGCCGCCCGCGCCCCCGCCGCCGCCGCCGCCTCCGCC